AATCAAAATTTACATATCTCTCAAAGATTTCCCCTAAAAAATATATACATATATTATACATTAAACTAGGTGCAAAATCAATCTTTTTTATTTTCTCGACGCTCTTTTTTGTGCTTCAGATACCTTACTCATTCAAGTATGTCACCTTCTTGATTTCTTCTGGTTTAACTTCATACGTTATAAATTCCTCATATTTACCACGATTTCTGTCGTAAGGTAATATTTCATTCTTATAGGCAGTTGTTTCTACTTCTAGCAATACATCTCCATATTGACTAAAATTTAACTGTTCTGTTAATGGTTTGAATAAGTAAACAACTTCTGTTGAATTATCTGCTCTTCTGTTATTTTCCCAGTTGTTATTCCCAGTCTTAGATATAGGTAAAATTCCTTCTTTTAAGATTTTATCTAAGTCTTCTCTATCAACAACTTTATACAGTTTTAAGGTTTGCGCTTCTCTGAACTCAAACGGAACTATCAGCGAAGTATATTCTATGTTGTCAATTTTTACTGTAGGTTTAAAACTATCAATTACTCCATAATAATTTAATTTCAATTCATGTAAGAACCAATAAACATCATCTTGGTCATTACTTAAATATATTGGATTTAAATATTCCTCATTGTCTCCCTTAATAATAACATTTACTATTTTTACAGAATCCTCACTTCCAAAATAATTACGATGGTAAACCCTAATCATTTCTAATTCTACGTGATTCTCTTGGCTGTGAATTTTAAACACTACTGTCCGATTGTACCCTTTTCTAGTGTCCTTAATTGTATATTCATTAAATTCCACTTTTCTTAATAATTCTTCTTTAGTTAATTCACCAGTATTTTTAAGCCACTCTTTAGTTTTTTTTATTTTTTTATAATATTCATGCAGCTTTAAAGCATTCTTTAATGTCATGTTTTCTAATTTAACCGTTTTTCTATAACGGTCTATTTGTTGTACTGGTATTCCAGTATCTTTTCCGATTTTATAACTTGTTAAGGTTTTGTTATCTAATAATTCTTGGATATCCTCAATTATTTTGAACATATTATAATTTCACCTCCCCCATCGCTACAGCTATGCAAAACTCTTCAAAATTCATTCTTAAAAATCCGTTAAGATTGTACATTGTTGCCATTGCGTCAGTTTCAAGTCCGTTGCTGATTAATAATCTTAAAGCTTGAATACTTAATTCTGTGTAGTCGTACATTTTTTCAGGTGTAGTTTTTACAAACTCTACAAACTTATCTAAATTATTTAATAGAAAATCTTGTTCTTTCTTTATAAAAGCGTGATTGCTAGTTATTGCTTGTTCAATAAAATCGTATTTCACCATAGGGATTACCTCTCTTTTTCTTTATACTTTTATTATACACTTTAAAGTGTATAATGTAAATAGGTATTTTAAAACTTTTTAAAAAAATTGCATAAAAAAATAAGCCCCTTACTTAATAGTAGGGGCTTAATCATTAAAATACTTCAACGTCTGTTAAATACTTATCCTCAATCCATTGATCACTATCCTTATAATTTACACGAGACCAACCACCTTTTTTTTCATAGACACGAACACGTGTTCCAGCAGGGACGAATTCTTTATCCTCGCTATCTTCAGTTGGTTGGCTTTCTAGAATATAATCAATGCTTACTGTCGCTTCGTAATAAGGTTCATCTCTTTTAGCAAGTTCCACATCTTCATCTAATATACTTTTCTCAACCACAGGTGGTTCAGTTACGTCCCCAGCTAATAGTTGCTTAATTCTATTGATGAAATATTGTCTACACGCTTCAGTACCTGCTCCGTTGTATGCTCCACCGTTACCGTGAAGTTCCATGCTTCTGTGTGGACATGATGTTGAGCTAAATTCATGGTGTAATTTAACTGTGTCTTCATTAATAGGTAAGCCGTAACTTTGCAAAACTTGTCCAGCTAACAATAGCGTTGCGTCTTCGTTTGCTAAGAATTCCTCATCAGTAGCCGACATAGATTGACAAGCTTCAAAACCGATAAAATTAGTATTTCCGTACCAGTTAGCTGTGTGCCATTCTTGATGGTTAGATGGTTGGAATACATAGACGTCGTTACGGTCTACATAGTATGCTGCAAATCCTCGGTCTAATGTTCCGTTGTTTACTCTTCCTACTAAAAAGCCGTCATATTGTCTAGCAGATAGTGAACCCCCGTCATTATGTATAACAACGCCTAGTATATCATTTTTAGGTGGAGTAAAGAATACTCCGTTTTGAAAATAGTCACTATAAATTTCTGTCATGTTATTTATCCTCCGTTTTATTAATATAAAAAAGACTAAGTTTATACCTAGTCTTCTATGTTCTTCTCAAATCTTCATTGATATTCTACAAAAAGAACCCCTGTGTCAGTACGTAACTGCCTATATAGGCACAGGGGGATTGATATATTTAAATTATACTATTATTGTTCTGAATTATCAACGTTATTATATTTCCTTACAGTCTGTCTATAAGATTGATGTAAACCTACTGCACTAAAACCTAAAGCAATTGCTGTCGGGTCTTTGAACAGAATAGTTCCTATCAGTCCACCTAACACACCTAATAAGTTAGGTATCATTTCATTTGGGAAAAATTTTGATTCTTTTAAAAACTTTCCTAACATTCCTAATAGTGTTACTATTAAGAATACTAATGCTGGTTGTAATTGTTCCATTTGTTTATCCTCCTATTTTTGTATTGGTAAAGTTTTAAATCTGTTAAATAAGGTTTCTATCTTACCATTTCCACCTATTTCTGCGTAGCTCTTATACAAACCACTTAATTCTGATAAATCTTCGCTTGTTGTATACCCTCGTTCTATTGCCTCACTAAATTCCTTGTGCAATCTGTACGACATTATACTTTTATTTGAGTCACGGTTATGTAAACCTATCTGAGTTACTTCTTCAACTTGATTTTGTGTTTTCTTTACTTCCTTATTTAAATTTTCAAATTGCTCTGCTATTTGTTTATTGCTGTTATCGAACCATATCTTAACTAAAGGAATAATAGCTACCGTAAAAAGTTGCAATATAAATTGCAAAATATAGTTTGTCATTTATACTACCTCTAAAAAAGAACATGCTATTCTGCATGCTCATCTTTTCTTTCTGTAGTTTCTTTAGGTACTTCACTTACTGTTGGAGTGACTACCTCTTTCGGTACTTCTTCCACTTTAGGCTGTTCACTTACAGGAGCAACAACTTCTTTTGCTGCTTCCTCAATTGCTTTTAATTCAGCTTCTTTTCGTTTAAAATCCTCAACTGCTAACCTAACCATTTCACGTAAGTTCCCGAAGTTAGGTACTTGCTCTAACGTTTCAGCTTCTGTAATTACTAATCTCTTGTGAGTTTGTACTAAATAATCATTTTCTTTAAATTTCATGTGTTTTACGCTAAATTTCATCTTAATTATCCCCCTCGCTGTTTGATATAGTGTTGCTATTTTCTCCGTGATTGTCATGTTCTTCTTCTCCTTCGTCTTGTGATAATTGTTCCATGATTGTTTGAACTACTTTTGTTAATGCTTCATCTAATTGTAATTTAGTGATGTAACGGTTGTTATCATCTTCTAACTGTTCTTTATTCTCAGTACGTTCAAATGTGATTTCTTTATATTTAGTTGGTTCATTGCTAGGAATCCACTCAACAACGCTTGTGTGGTCTTCAATTACTTCATATAGTTTATTTTCGTACTTGAACTTATCACCTACTGAATAATCTGTGTTAACTTCGTAAGAATCAAACGCATTGATGATTACATCTTTTTTAGCATTAATGGTCTTAGGATCTAACACATTCAGTAGTAGTGCCATAATCACTTTATCGTTACCTTTATTCACTTTATTGGCAAATTTAGTTAATGCTTTCTCACGTTCTGCAATATCTTGTTTATTACCTGTTAAAATTCCAACTTGTTTATTTAAGTTAGCATATTCAGCAACTAATGCTGGAGTTGCCTCACCTGTGTACATTTGAACGGCAATTTGTTTTCTGATTTCTTCTAAGATTTCCGCATCGTTAGCAGTTGCAAATTTTCCTGGTAATTCTACATTACCGTTGAAATAAATTCCACCAGTATTCATATTAAAATAAACGTTTACGC